TCCATTTTTAGAAACTCCATATCTGCTTTTTTCGTCATGTTTGCCTTGTCTGGTTATGTGTTTTTTATGCTTACTTGCCCAATAAGTAATATAAAAAGTTTTATTGTTGTTCATACTTTCCTCGCTTTCTGTCCCTATCCTATACTATATAGGATAGGGTGTCAAGTGTTAATTTACTGCTTGATTTTGTTGTTCATAAAGCAGTCTTTCTGCTATTTTTTCCTCTCTTGTTTTCTCTCTTTTATTCTTCATACTCTTAACTCTATCTGCAAGATTTTTTGGATTGTAGATAGTTAATCCTGTTGAGTTAGTTCTAACAATTTCTGCGTCAGTAATTGCAAGACCAAGTTCGTTGCAAAGTTCTATTGCCTCATCAAGATATTTATAACCTTTCAAACCAAGTTTGATTTCTTTCATCTGATTTAAAATAGACTTAATCCAATTTTCATGCGCTCTAACAAAAAGACCTTTTTGTCTTTTCCAATCCATTAAGAACATGAATTCATCTTCGGAACATGCAATAGACCTATCTCTACAATAGTTTCTACCAATTAAATCTAATTGATACTTTTCATTCCATTGTTTGCCATAGCCACTATCATCATTACCAAGATAACGATTGTTATTATCAACATATTTTGTTTTGTGTGGGTTGTTGTCCTTGCCCTCTTGTTCAATCAAAATATCTGCGTTGCAATTTTCTTGTGCATTGATTTCATCACGATACAAAGCATAGCCATAAGCATAATCCCTTGAAGATGAATAGTTATTATCAGTATCAATAGAACCATTTAATCTAAAATCAAAATGTCTTTCTATTGTTGCGTCCTCAATTTGTGGATTGTTGTCATAGTCCCTTGTTTCTTTCTTACCAAGATAATGAAAATGAAAGCAACTATCCTTTGCGATAGTATCAACATTCTCAAACTTATTCTGAAGATACCATGCCTTTGCAACATCATCTTCGGTGTATGTTCTACGAACAATTTTTTGTGCCATATTCCAAGCGTCATCATTCAACTGAATTTGGTCGCCTTTTAAATTGTCGTAAGTTTGCTTTTCGTGAGTATCTTCTTGTTGCAAGTGTACTTTAATTCTATTTGCAATTTTATTTCGATACTCTTGATTTAATCTTATTCTAGTCATTAGACCTCCATTTCTTTCGTTAAGACTAGGGGACTTTCATATTTTAAAATAGAATAAGTCCTATCCTTTCTGTCATTAATTAAAACATACCCTTGCAATTTTTCAACTGCTTTTGTATGATCTTCTGTACAATCAATAACATCATAAGCATTTGTTGTATGATTGTATTTTGTTTCTCGCATTATTAAGTACATCATTTGTGCCTCGCTTTCTACCCTAATCCTATATTATATGGTAATATATGTCAAGCGAAAAAAAATAAAAAAAATAAAAATAATGCTTGACTATTATCCTATAATATCTTATATATAAAGTTCAGCCTCATTTGAGGATTTATCGCTGAAACAAAACTATAAATCCTAACGGGACCATCACCGGCAAAAGATGGTAGGATTAAAGCTGGACTACTTTGGAATTAGAGCCATAGGTCCGGCCTGATCCCTGAACCCTGTGCAAATACATCTGGCTTTAGGGGTACTAGATGTCAGTGAGAGTACCTAACAGGGTTCTGGGATCAGAACTAGGTAGGCGCCTATTTCGATGGGCTATATTCTAGGTCGCGATAACTTGCTGTTATGGTCCGGTAGGGATGCATACTGAAAGGCCCGCCTATTAGCCACTAGTACTGATCCCTGGTCCTATTACTGTTGGCAAAACCCGGGGGACAATGTCGATGGGAAGAGGACCTGGGATCAGTAAAAAAAATAAAAAGCTACAAGCTACAAGCTACAAGCTACAAGCTACAAGCTTCAAGCTTCAAGCTTGACAGCTGGTATAAGATATTGTAGGATGAATCTAGAAAGGAATAATTATGATTTATAATAATGCATGGAGAATAGTTGGTCATGGATCAATTGTTTTATTTGAACCATTAACAGAAGCAGCTCAGGCCTGGTGGGATGATAACGTGGACCCGGAGTGCATAAAGATGGGAGAAGCATATGCTGTAGAGCATCGTTACGCCGGAGACATTGCAGACGGAATCAGAGAAGCATTTAATGATTGAAAGATACGAATATCACCCGGGCTGTTACTGTGCGCGCTGCAAGAATAAGCGTCAAGCTACAAGCCACAAGCTACAAGCCGCAAGCGTCAAGCAACAAGCCCTTGACAATTGCACAGTATAAGATTATATAGGAATTAGAAAGCGAGGAATATATGAACAAGAAAGAAGCAAAAATAATAACCGGCGGGCTGTCGAAGCCATCAAAGATGCCAGGCCACGCATACAACCTGCCAGCCTGGAGATGTAAAACTGGCGTTAAGCTTCAGGCAGTCGCGGGCTCTGTCTGTGCTGGCTGTTACGCTATGAAGGGCAGATATAGATTCAAGAATGTTAAAGACGCGTTGCAGCGAAGGATGGACAGCCTGGACCACCCGCAGTGGGTGCAAGCAATGGTTGTACTAATCGACAAGCAGCCCTGGTTTAGATGGCATGACAGCGGAGACCTTCAGAGCTTGGACCATTTAAACAAAATATTCGAAGTGTGCAGGTTGACACCTGAGACCAGGCACTGGCTGCCAACACGTGAGGCGCAGATCCTGAAGCACATCTCACCTGCAGACGTGCCATCAAATTTAATTATTCGTATGTCCTCGCATATGATAAACCAGGGACCCGTGAAGAGCTGGCCCTGGACTTCTACAGTAATTGATCAAGGTTATCATACCTGCCCCGCTGCTTCTCAAGGCAACGAGTGCAGGGACTGTAGACAATGCTGGAATAGAGACTACAGCAACGTCAGTTACGGGAAACATTGACATGTGGAGGCATCCAAAATATTATAAAGAATTACGCAAGCGTAATAAATCGGATCAGGCCATTAGCGACGAAGCTTCGACGGAAGCAACAAGCGTGCGCCCTGGTCCGGGCCTATCAGAAAAAGCCACAAGCCCAAAGTCACAAGCATCAAGCAACAAGCATAAGTCACAAGCTACAAGCAACAAGCCACAAGCTACTGAAGATTAGATAAATATAAGCCACAAGCTACAAGCTCCGAGTCACAAGCAGCAGGCATCTTGTATCCTTCCTGTACTAGATCCAAGATACAGGCACCTGGAAACAATTTGCAAGAGCCCTGACTGGGCTCTTTGGCAAGTATAAAAGTGTTCTTGGGATGCTTCACATGGAACGCAATTTGATGTGGGGAAAAACGGATTTTGTTACCGGATGTTACCTTTAACTCTACTGTAAAAAAGTGCCCAAAAGCATTATAACCCAATAGATCAGGAGTGCCGAATAAGCTACTATTTTCAATCCGTGTCCACGATATTTTAGGTGTAATTCTTTTAAGCTCATGCCATAATTTTGTTTCAGGTTTCATCAAAATAATGACGGTAACAGATGCTTACAAAAGCTTAATTGGTGAGCCCATTTTCGCTACTTCTTCATGAGTTGAAATCACTATCCGGTGTGTTTCTCTAGCACCAATAATTTTATTTTCAACTAAATTAATTCCTTGGACATCATAAAATCTTCCGTCAGGTGTTTTAACTTGTACCCTTGCATCTTGAGCTACCGAGCTCCCTTTCTTTGGACCTACGAATCTATCGAAGATCATGATTAAATCTCTACCTTTTAGCATTAAAGTCCTGCATCTCTTAATCTGTTTGTAAGCGTAGCAACGTCCATAGCCAACAAAGAATTATCTCTTTTAAGCTCTTTGATCTGTTCTCCAGCTTGCCTACATTTAGATTGTAGGAATTCTTTTTGTTTTGTTAAGTCTTCGATTTGTCTAGTTAAATCTAACTTTCCTCTGTCATCTTTCATATGTTGATTTTATAAGATATTATGGTTATATTGTCAATCATGTCAGAATTACAACAGAAGAAGCCAGGATTACCAGCTAGACTCACACCTATGCAACGTAAGTTTGCAGAGCTATTGGTATTCAACGAGGGCCATAAGTTTGCCTATGAATGTGCAAAGGAAGCAGGATATGAAGGGGACAATGCAACACTTCGTAAAAAAGCAAGTGAACTACAAAACCCAAAATACTATCCTCTTGTGGTTAAACACATTGGTGAACTACGAGAAGAGAATTACAAAAAACACAACATATCTTTTGGTGGTCACTTAACAGAGTTAGCTAAAATCAGAGATGAAGCATTAAAATCTAAATCATTTTCTGCAGCAACAAACGCAGAGAAAGCACGCGGTGCTGTGGGTGGATTATATATTGAACAAAAAATTATTAGAACTGGTAAGATAGAAGATCTATCTGAAGATGAATTGAACGAAAGAATCAATACGATAGTATCTGATAACTCACTGTTGATAGACAAAAAAGAAGAAACAAAGTCTCCACAGGATAAAAAACCTAAACTTCCATTAAGTTAATTTAGTCATCTTAATTACCCATGATGTAGGAATCATAGTCCTATCTCCAAATGTAATTTCATTTGTAACTGGGTCCTTATCGTACGACGCAAATATTTTTACAGAATCTTTATCTTTAGAAAATACCCAACCTTCATTAACTGGTTTTGCTAATTTCATTTTAGTAAATTCTCTGTCATCAGCCCAACCCGAATCGGACAACGCATCGGTCCACTCAATCCTGTACTTTGAATATGGGATGTCGTTTGGTTGACTTGGGATTACCTGTTTTCTTCTTCTCGGTTTTTTTCTTGCCATAGTAATATCTTGGATTATGTTTCTTATTGAACTTATCCCAAAAATCCTTTTCTGTCATCATTTCAATTGCAAGTGTGAATGCCTGTCCTATCATAGGGTTATTTAACAGACCCTATAGTATTTTAAAATATTTTTTCCTGGATTTTGGTACCCAAAAGTCCCGCGCGGCCCCTGTAAATCCTAAAACCGTTGGTATTCCTTGCTGATCACGAAATCA